ATGGAGGTATATCAGTAGTACATAATCATGATGTACATATACCAATTACAACAAACAAAGGGTGTATATTTACAGTTGGAGATGAACAACAACATTTAGAAATAGGAAAGATATACGAAGTAGACAATACAGTAACACACTCAGTTAGTAATGGCAATGAATCAAGAATACACTTAATAGTTGAGTGGTATAATCCTGAAGAAGTAAAAGGATATTATGAAGAAGTAGAAAGTGTATTTGGCGATGGAAAGATTTACAGAATTTGGAAAAAGAAATGATATTATATACAGAAAAACAATTAGAAGAAGCGTGGATATTGCACTGCGCAAAATTAATAAAAATAAATGCAAGACAAAATATAAAAGTAGAGATTCCTACAATAGAGGAGTTTAGACCAATTTATGAAGAGGTATTAGAAGATGTATACCACGGTAGCTAAACAAAGATATATAGGAGTGGCAGGAACACTAGCCGCAGGAAAGAGTACACTAACTAAACAGTTGGGCGATTACTTAGATGTAGTAACGATACCCGAACCTGTATCTCCATATCTAGCTGACTTCTACAAAGATAATGATAAGTGGGCTTTTCATATGCAAGTATACATGATGTCAAATAGAGCAAAAGGTGCTCTTTTACTGAGTAGGTTTGGCGGAATACAAGATAGAACAATATATGAGGATAGAATTTTTCAGAAAGTATTATACCAACGAGGAAGTTTATCAGAAAGAGAATATGATACCTGCACAAATGTCTACCATTCAATATCAAAACCAAGACCAGACTTGATAATATATTTACAAGTAAGTCCTGAAACTTGCATACAGCGACAAAAAGATAGAGCAAGAGTGAAAGAAGTAGGAATACAAGAAGATTACATGGTGGATTTAGTAAATGCTTATGATGATTGGGCAACAAATTGTGAGTGTAAAGTAATTACAATACCGTGGGATAACCCTTTACCTGTAGAAGATGTAGCGGAGATTATAGATGATAATTAAGCCTGAGAGAAGAATATTTATTCATATTCCTAAAACAGGGGGTACTTCAGTTACTCAGCGATATATACAGAAGCATAGAACAAATGCAAAACTAGGAACTTCAAGTCACCCTTTTATCATGTATGATGATAGTACACGAATAACTAAAACAGAGTGGCATTTTACATACGATAGGGCATATATGCAGTTTCCTAACTATGAGTATTTCACAGTTATAAGAGACCCTGTTGATAGATGGGTTAGTACCTACAAACATTTTTACATGAGAAACTTTATGCAAGAGGGTATTGAAGAATGGACAGAAAAAGTTATTAGAACATTACCTGTTTTTAATTTTTTTGATAACCATGATATGTTTCAACACTCAGGAGCTTATACTAATCATCATAAGTTTTTCTGGCCTCAGTGGATGTATTATAGAGAGCCAGAAGTCAAGGTACATACAATAGATACTATATGGGAAGCTCTTGACCTAAAACCACAACATATAAAGAAAGGAATAAATATTCCAGAGTTTCATAGAAATATCATAAAAGAAATGATATATAATTATTACAGAAAGGATTTTGAAAGATGGCAGACGATAGAGTAAGTAGAGAAACGGCAGAACTAGTACCTCTACCCCCACATACTTGGTACATAAGAAAGATAGGTTGGTTACTAAAACAACCTAAAGTACAAGAGAATATAATAAATGTACCTGAAAATGAACCACTAAAAGAAGCACTAAGAAAAGAAGGAGTAAGGTCTCCTATATTATGTATGCCGAACTGGTACCCTATTGCAGGTAGTCAAAGACTAAGAGTTCTTCAAGATTTGCCTGAGTTATGGGAACAAGAGATAAGAGTATGCAGATTCAACGAAGAATGGTGGATGCTTTTTTATCTGTGGGGAGATGTGGACTTCAGAAATAAAGCAGTAGCAATCTGGTTTCAAATGGCAGAATTAGTATGGAAGTCTATGTATTATGAAGATGACCCAAAGTTTAGGGAATATGAAAGATTAGGTGATGAATTAGAATGGAAACATACGAAGAACATCGTAAAATAGTTCTTGACAAATCCTTAAAAATTTGTTATAATATATGTAATTATGATAGCAGAAGAACTTTTACGAGATAAACAAATTCAATATCGTCTTTCGGGAAAAGACGCTGTCATATCGTGCTTGAATCCAGAGCATGATGATACTAACCCTTCCATGAGAGTGGATAGAATTACAGGTATATTTCACTGTTTTTCTTGTGGTTATAAAGGTAATCTATTTACCTACTTCGGTGCACCAGCTTCTCCATTAGAAGTTCGTATGCACAGAATAAAAGAAAAGGTCAACAAAGTTAAAAGCGAAACTGTCGGAATCCAACTCCCAAAGGATAGACTGAAGTGGAAAGGTGGTGGAATCAGAAACATATCTGAGGAGACACTAGACATATGGGATGCGTTCACATGGAATGTTCCCAAGTTTGAAAATCGTATCATCTTTCCAATTCGTGATATTCGAGGTAAGACAGTGGCTCTGATAGGTAGAAGTCTGGACGACTTTAGTCAACAAAAATATTATATTTATCCGAGTGGCGTAGAAATGCCATTCTGTCCAGCAAAAGTAAAACCTATACAGAATAGAGTTATATTGGTGGAGGGCATATTTGATGCCCTTAACCTTTGGGACAAAGGTCTCAAAAATACAGTGTGTACATTTGGTACACAACAAGTGAATTGGGTCAAACTAAGTCTACTGAAACTTCAAGGAGTTCAAGGTTTAGATATTATGTTTGACGGGGATGAGGCGGGTATAAAAGCTGCTGAGCAAGCCAAAGGCTTGGCTGAGAAACTGGAACTCTCAGCAAGAGTAGTAAAACTAAGGGATAATGTAGACCCTGGTAATTTGACAAAACCAGAGATAGAAAGATTAAAGGAAAAATTATATGGCTAATGTAGCAATAATAGAAAAGACACAATCAAGTACTAATTATGATAAGTACTTTGACTTTGAGCATGATAGGTATGCTCTATGTAGTGATAGTTCTAAACAGAAAATTTTGAAAAGAGATGTTGATATCGAAATCGATATCGACTCGTATGATTGGCTCATTCTAGTAGGTTCCGAGCCTTTTAAACACTTTACCAAAAAGACATCAATAACTGAGTACAATGGAAAAATAATCGAAGAAAGATTTTTGGCTTTGATAAACCCTGCTATGATAAAGTTCAGACCAGAGGCAAAGAAGTCATTCGAGGAAGCCGTTGAGAGTATATCAGGGTTCGTAAGCGGAGAATTAGTACAAAAAACCATAGGCGAAGATAGATGCTATGGTATACAAGATACTGAAGAACTGCATAAATATTTACAAGAAGCGCTAGACCATCCGAATGATTTTATCGGACTTGACTCCGAGACATCAGCCTTATACTGTAGAGATGGCTATATGCTAGGATTTTCTATGTCTTACAAAAGAGAACATGGAGTATATGTTGATTGCGAGTGCATAGATGAAAAAGCAGAACAAATGATGCAGGAACTGTTCAACAAGAAACGAGTTGTGTTTCACAACAGTAAGTTCGACTTGCAGTGGTTTGAGTATCATTTCAACTTTGAGTTTCCACACTTCGAAGATACTATGCTTATGCACTATATGTTCGATGAAAACCCTGGTACTCATGGTCTGAAAACACTTGCTATCAAGCATACAGACTATGGCGATTACGAAGCAGAACTTGATAATTGGATTAAAGATTATCTGAAACGCACAGGAATACTTAAAGCTAGTTTCAGTTATGACTTAGTACCATTTGAAGTTATGAAGAACTATGCCGCAATGGATGCGATAGTTACATTCCTATTGTTTGAAAAATTTGAACAGGCAATACTAAAGAATGAAAAACTATACTGGGTATACAAAAATCTTCTCATAGAGGGAGTAAGATTTCTCAAAGATGTAGAAGGTAATGGTGTGCCTTTTGACAGAACTCGATTAGAGTTTGGTCAGAAAAGAATGGGAGAAGATATTGATGCAGCTGTAACAGCTCTTCAAGAGTTCCCTGAAGTAAAAGCATTTATCAAAGCAAATGGTGGATTTAATCCTAACTCAACACTACAACTTAGAAGTCTATTGTTTGACTACATAGGCTTAGCCCCAACGGGTAAGAAAACGGGTACAGGTGCTGACAGTACTGATGCAGAAGTATTGGGTATACTAGCAGAACAACACGAAGTACCAAAACATATTCTTGAAATACGACAGAAAGTAAAAATCAAGAATACATATCTTGATAAAATTATACCAA